CTCAATATTAGACAGAGTAGGTATTGTTAAAAAGGATCAATTAGATATTAGCATGAAAGCTCTGCACGGTATATTTATATTACCAGCAAAAGATAACCCAGAATCAAAGGATAAAAAATAATGCCAGGACCTACAATACCTATAATATCTTCTATTCTTAAAGAAGGTGGAAAAAAACTTATTAAAAAATATGGTCAAACAAATCTTTTAAAAAATTCTAAAAAACTTGATCCTGCTGGTGATATTAAAAAAGAAAAAATAAAAAAAGAAAGATTAAAAGCAGCTGGTGTAGCAGTACTAGGAGCTGTTGGCATATCAGCAGCAGTTAAAAATATTAAAAATACATTAGAATCAGAATACGGTAAAAACGATAAAAAAAAAATAAATGGAACCAATAAAGATTAAAAAAAGGGCAAGAACAATACCCTTTGGTTTCAAGCAGTCACAAGATCCAAATTATTTAGAACCCATCAAAGAAGAATTAGATGCTCTGGGTCAGGCAAGAGAATATTCAAAGACTTGCTCACTAAGAGAGACAGCATCTTGGCTACATAGAAAAACAGGAAGATACATATCACATGTCGGACTTAAAAAAAGACTTGCAAGAAATACAACCTCCGAAACCCAAGAAGATAATTCAAAAGAAAGCCAAGAAGTCAACACAACAGATTCTAGCTCGCAGTCGTAAGAAAGTTGCAAAGGCAGAACAATCTCTAAGATCTGCCAAACAGTCAGCAGAAAATATTAAAAATAAACTGTTAACTATAGATAAGTCTTTAAAAGGAAAAGAGACTCAACTACTTACGGAAGATCAAATCGAGAGTGCTCCTAAAAATATACAAGAGCACATAAATCAGCAAGAAGTGATCTTTAAACCTAACTCAGGTCCACAGACACAATTCCTTGCAGCTTCTGAAAGAGAAGTTTTTTATGGTGGAGCAAGAGGCGGTGGTAAATCATATGCGATGCTAGTAGATCCGCTTCGATACTGTTCCAAAGCTCAACACCGAGCACTCCTAATTAGAAGGACAATGCCAGAGTTAAGAGACTTAATTCAAAAGTCTCAGCTATTATACTCGAAAGCATTTCCTGGAGCAAAATGGAGAGAGCAAGAAAAAGAGTGGCGATTCCCATCAGGGGCAAAGATAGAGTTTGGTTACGCAGAAAACATGACGGATGTTTTAAGATACCAAGGTCAATCATACACATGGATAGGAATAGACGAACTTCCACAATATCCTTCGCCAGATATATATAACTTTTTAAGATCATCACTTAGAAGTGTAGATCCTGAAATACCAGTATACTTAAGAGCAACGGGTAATCCAGGTAACATTGGTTCACAATGGGTAAGAGAAATGTTTGTAGAACCAGCAGAACCCAATAGTGCTTTTGATGTAGGGATAGATACACCTAACGGTAAAAAATATATTACTCGTAGGTTTATTCCTGCTAAGCTACAAGACAATCCCTATCTAATGCAAACTGATGATTATTATATCATGCTTGCATCATTACCTGAAGTACAACGAAAACAATTTTTAGATGGAGATTGGGATGCATATGAAGATTCAGCTTTTCCAGAATTTAGTAAAACAACTCACGTGGTCGAACCTTTTGAGATACCTCGTAGTTGGTATAAATTTCGTGCTGCTGATTGGGGTTATAGTTCTCCTGCTTGTGTCCTTTGGTTTGCTATTGATTATGATAACAATATCTGGATCTATAGAGAATTGTATACCAAAAAGGTTACAGCAGATTATTTCGCACGACAAGTCCTTAATTTAGAAAAAGGTGAGTATATACACTACGGTGTATTAGATGTTAGTACATGGGCTAAGAGAGGTGATGTTGGTCCTAGTATTGCAGAGACAATGATACAACAAGGTTGTAGATGGAGACCATCAGATAGATCTCCAAAGAGTAGAATTAATGGTAAGTTAGAAGTTCACAAGAGATTACGAGTAGGTGAAGATAAAGTACCAGGTATAAGAATTTTTAAAAATTGTAGAAATTTAATTAGAACTTTAGGGACATTACCTACCGATGATAAGAATCCTGAAGATGTTGATACAAATGCAGAAGATCATGCATACGATGCATTAAGATATGGATGTATGAGTAGACCTACACATCCTAAATATGCAGCAAGATTTAGATTGTCATCAGTTCAAGATAGCTATCATATGGTAGATAATAAATTTGGATACTAATGCCACTAAATAAAAAAGGTAAAAAAATTAAAAAGGCAATGGTAAAACAGTATGGCAAGAAAAAAGGCCAGTCTGTTTTCTATGCTATGGAAAATTCTGGAAAATTAAAAGGTGTCAAAAAAAAGAAAAATACCAGAAATAAATAAAAAAGATTTCCCCTATCCCTTAGTAAGGATTTATTGGGAAGACATTATTGGTGAAACTAATTGGACTGATCTAATTGATATCAAAAAATCTAAAACAGCAATATGCTGTAGTGTTGGGTGGCTGATAAATGAAAATTCAACAACAACAGTTGTAATGGCAGATTTTAGTTTTGAAGATAATGGAGATATAAAACAAGGCGGTGGTTATACAACCATACCTACCAAGAATGTTTTAGCAATAAAAAAACTTAAATTATAGGAGACAACATGGAAACTAAATTTGATCCAAAAGCAAAAGTTAAGCAAGGTCAATTAAGTGATGGTCCTGATGGCAAACAGCCAAACAGGGAACATACTAATATTGACTTTTCTCAACATGCACCTAAGAAGTATCAAGAGTTTGAATATGATCCAGATGTTCCAAGTAAACCTGGAGCAGAGCATGTTCAAGAGTCATTGTTTAAAATGGCTGATGAAAAGGATTACTAATTATGGATAATAATAAACTAGGAAAAGATAGTAATTTTATACCTGAAGTTATTGCTGGAGTAAAAGAAGCTCATAGCATGGTTATGGATAAATATAAAACAAAAGTTAAAAAAGTTATATCTGGAGTAAAAAGTACTTTTAAAAATAAAAAGTATGGTGAAACAGATTTATTAAACGGAGGAAAATAACATGATGCAAAGATACAAACAAGGGGAACTTGCACCTGATGCACCTAAAAGACCAAATGAACCTATGGCGATAGATCCTAGTTCAAAAATTGTACAAGGAGCTACAAGTGGTGATGGTAATGATGCTAAAGGTAAATCAAAATCAAAAGTAGACCCAGCGATCTTTAGAATGGCTGAAGAAAGAGATTACTAATCTAAATGGAAGAAGATAAAACTAAAAATGGCGGCTATGAAGCTGAGGGTAATCCTCTTGTCGGTTTTGTAAGAAGTAGATTTCAACAAGCTGAAACATCTAAAATATACGATGAAAAAAGATGGCTAAAGGCTTACAGAAATTATAGAGGTATATATGGACCTGAAATGGCTTTTCGTGAAAATGAAAGGTCTAGAGTTTTTGTTAAAATAACAAAGACTAAAGTATTAGCTTCATTTGGTCAAATTATAGAAGTTTTATTTTCACAAGGTAAATTTCCATTAGGAGTTACTCCAACTTCTATGCCAGAAGATATTGCTGAAAAAGCACATCTTGATCCACAGCAACAACAACAAATGCAAAGTCCTTATGGATTTAATGGTGATGGAAGAAATATAGAACCTGGTACAACAGCTAATGATTTAATGAAAACATTAGCACAAGATTATAATAATTTAGGATTTACTGAAGGACCTGCATCACAAGGTCAACCTCAAATAGAACCAGCAAGAAAAGCTGCTGAGGCAATGCAAAAATTATTACATGATCAACTTGAAGAAAGTAAAGCTATTACAATTATGCGTCATGTATTTTTTGAAATGGCATTACTGGGTACAGGAATTTTAAAAGGACCATTTACAGATTTAAAAGAATATAATTATTTTGATGTAGCAGAAGATGAAAAAGGTAATAAGGTAAATGTTAATGTTAAAAAATTAAAAACAATACCATCAATAGAAGCAGTATCTTGTTGGGATTTTTATCCAGATCCAAATGCAACAAATATGAATGATTGTGATTATGTTATTCAAAGACATTCTTATAATAAACAACAGTTTCAAGATTTAATGGATAAACCTATGTTTAATGCTCAGGCAGTACAAGAGTGTTTAGAAATGGGTCCTAATTATCAAACAAGAGGTTTTGAATCATCTCTTTATGATAGAGAAAATATACAGACAATATATAAAAATAGATTTGAAGTTTTAGAATATTGGGGTATTGTAGATAAACAAACTGCAGACGAGTGTGGTTTAGAGTATGAAGGAACAGGTGATGTAATATCTGTTAATGTATGGATATGTGGTAATAAAGTTTTAAGGATGGTAGAGAATCCATTTACACCAAATAGAATACCGTACTTAGTATGTCCATATGAATTAAATCCTTATCAATTTTTTGGTGTAGGTATTCCTGAAAATATGGAAGACTCACAGCTAGTTATGAATGGTCATGCAAGAATGGCTATTGATAACTTAGCACTAGCTGGTAATTTAGTATTTGATGTTGATGAAACAATGCTAGTACCAGGTCAGGATATGAAAGTATTTCCTGGTAAAATATTTAGAAGACAAAGTGGTCAAACAGGACAAGCTATACATGGAGTTAAGTTTCCTAATACAGCTTATGAAAATTTACAAATGTTTGACAAGTTTAGACAGATTGCAGATGAAGCAACTGGTATTCCATCATATTCACATGGAGCAACAGGTGTACAGTCTACAACAAGAACTGCATCAGGCATGTCAATGCTTATGGGTGCAGCAGCATTAAGTATTAAAACAGTTATCAAAAATATTGATGACTATTTATTAAAGCCCCTAGGAGAATCATTATTTTATTGGAACATGCAATTTAATGAAGATACTCCGCATATCAAAGGTGATCTAGAAATCAAAGCACAAGGAACTTCTTCTTTAATGCAGAAAGAAGTTAGATCTCAAAGATTAATGACATTCATGCAAACTGCATCTAATCCTGCACTTGCACCGTTTGTTAGATGGCATACATGTTTAACTGAAATAGCTAAATCTTTAGATATTGATCCAGATCAATTAATCAACGATCCAGAAAAAGCTGCGATCTATGCAAAAATAATGGGGATGGCAAATGGAAATCAAAACAATACAACCGCTACTGGAGGACAAGGTGAAATGGGACAGACTGGCCCAATACCTACAGGAGCTTCGCCAACAGATCCAACAGGAGTTGGAGGTGGCAACATCGGAACAGGTGATGTACCGATGCCAGGGGAAGCTGGCTTTAGTGCGGCAAATACTCAACCTAGAAGAAGCGAACAAACGGAATAAATTAAATGGCTAAATTTGATCCAAGTAGAGTAACTGGTGGTACAATAGAACTTGTAAGAAATACTGATGGATCTTACAAATCACAAGTTACTGGCTTTAATCAAATAGCAAGTTTAAACTTACCTGAGATTACAACTACAGCTGCTACGACTACTTCAGATGCAACAACAACTGCAGCAGAAAAAGCTCAGGAAAATTTAGAAACACAAACATCAACAGCATTTAAAATGCCAACTGCTATGCAGCAAGATACTCAAACAGATTTTTCTGGTGATATGACAAAAGAAGCTGCACAAACAAGTAAATTATTAACTGAAACATTTGATGAACCAGTTGAAATTAAAAGTCCAACTGCACCTTTATATGATGATTTTCCTGAAGAGCAAGCAACAACTCAAGTAAATCAACCTGAGTTAGGAGACCCATCACCAGTTGAAAATATTTTAAATGAAGCAAAAGTTAAAGAAGATGATACAACTATAACTTTGTCAAAAGCTAGAATAAGAGGACCAAGAGATTTAGGAACAACTCAAACAAGAACAGCTCGTACACCACAAGGTTTTGATCCACTAGGAGCATTTAGCCCTAGACAAGAGAGAGACCAAAGATTTCAAGATGATGCAGGTATGCCTGAACCAGCTTTAACTGATTATCCAGATTTAGGACCAGCATTAGGAATTACTACAGATACACAACCATCAGCAACAAGAGAAGCAAAAGAAAGAGATTTTGCTAGTGGAACATTAGGTATTAGTACAAGAGAAGCAAAAGAAAGAGATTTTGCTAGTGGAACTATAGAACCAGTAAAAAGATCATCATTACAAACTTTTGCAACATCAGTTAAAGAAACTTTTAAAGATATAACAATACCTTCAGTTGTTGGGACTGTATTAAGAACAGTTGCTCCACCTGAAACATCTGTTCAATCACATGCTAAAAAATATTTTAATGTGGGAAGTGATGGTATGAGAATAGCTGGTAATCCAACTACAGATTTATATGCAGGATTTAATAGAGTCTCAGCTTTTGGTAATTTAGAAAAAGCTGGAGAAAAAAGAATTGAAACAAGAGAAAAAACTATAGAAAGAAAAGGGTATGGTCCTGGAGATAAATTTTATGATGATACTCAAAATATGAAAAATCAACAAGATGATTACAAATCATCAAATGCAGCAGCTAAATCTAGAGATTCGGCAGTTAAACAAGAAGCAGCTAACAGAGATGCAGCTAGAGGTGGTAGTGATGATAGTGGTAGTAGTAAAATAGTTTGTACAGCTATGTATAAAACTACAGGTTTAGAAGAATGGAAAAAACATATTAGAGTTTGGCAAATATTTGAAAGAAAATATTTAACACCATATCACGAAAAAGGTTATCACATATTATTTAAACCTTTTGTAAAAGGAATGCACAAAAGTAATATTATAAAAGCATTAGGTGCACATGTTGCAAAACACAGAACACAAGATTTAAAACATATTATGTTTAATAGTAAACCTTCTTGGATAGGTAGAGTATACAGAAAAATATTAGAACCAATATGTTATTTAGTAGGTAGATTATGGCGATAACTGATATGAAAGGAACTGTTGCAACAACAACTGGTTTAATGAATGAAAAACCAGCAGCACCAAAAGTTCCTAATATGTCTAAAATGAAAATGCCAACTAATAGAGAAGTTAGATCTACAGAAAGACCAGTTAGAACTGTAGCTCAACCTAAACAAGTTACAGCTGATTTAACACAAAAAATTGAAGGATTAACCGATGAAGATAAAGCTACACTAGGTATAGTTCTATCTCCATCTGTTAGTAAAGTCATTAGTAAGATTGCACCAGAAGTAAAACCACTTTTGGATCAATTTACTAAGGATGAAGAAAATGTTGTACTACCAGTTTCATTAGTAAAAAATTTTGCTAATAGAAAATATGGTGGACAAACTGAACAAGATTCATTAAAAAGTTTTATTAATGATCTTGCAGGACAGATGGAAACACAACAAACAAATGTGCCACCTGATAATCAAATGGTTGCTCAGAGTAATACTCCTGAACAACCTGAATCTGGTATGGATTTTAATTCTATAGATTCTGATGTCAGCCCACAAAATATGGAAACAGTTTAGAGCTACCCTTATCCATAAGGCACTCAACCTAAGAGGTAAAAATAATGGAAGAAGAAAAAAAAGTTTCTGAAGAAACTAAAGTTAAAATGCCTAATCCAAATCCTTATAAAAAGGATAGAGGAGAAGATGATGCTGAAGTAGAAGCATTTGCTA